CAATTGCCTCTTGCGGTACTTTGCCCGACTCTGGCGCACAAAGAACAACATTGCTTACGTACAACTCCTCTCTCTTTATCCCATTTTGCTTTAGCAGGTAATCTAGAACCTGACCGGATGGACCTGCAAATGGTCGCTTCGCCATAACGTCATGGAAGCCTGGTGATCTAGAAACAACTGCACCCTTACACTTCCCTGTGGGGAATTGCGAAGGCGCAAAGTCCCGTTTAGCTAGTGGACAGATTTCACACTGAGCTAGAGGATGTTTTCTAGTAATAGTAGGTTCAGTCGTGGTCATCTGCCTTCAATCCATACTTGTGGCATACTCGCAAGCTGCCATTCACCTTTGTAATCAAGCCACAAATCAACCTCGTAGTTATCGACCTTTAAGTATAGTTTGATCTCCAATAGTTCATCTGCTTCAATCGTTAGTACGTAGGGCCGATCACCCGGTAATTCCTGCATTCTTTCTGCAAGCACCTGACCCAAAGCGATTATCCCGGCCGGAAGCTTATTCTTAAGTTCGATTTCGATTTCGCTCATCTTCTATCTCTTCACAGTTCTGGTGTACCCAACCACCATCTTCATCTGGTTCAATCTCATCACCCTCTTCTATCCATTCGCCACAGTCTGTACATTTTGTGCGATAAAGGGCTTTCATGGCCGTCTGTGCATTAGATCGTACAAACCAATTGCCAAAAATGCACATCCTGTAAGAAATACCACAATACCAGAGAATGCATCAATCGGCATAACAAGCGCCGCAAAGATCATACAACCCATAAAGCCAACTAGACCAATCATTGTTTTACCCTCAATTCAATTTCTTCGGGAGCAGGATAACGCCATAGGATGGGCTTAGGATCACCTACTAGATCGAAGTCCCCATTACCTGCAAAACAGTCCCAACCAAAATCTTGTGCTGATTCCCTAACGTGACAACTATTAGTTGTGCAGCTGAGATAATCTCCACCAGGGCATTTGATTACCATTTCTGCGGTACAACGACGATCGCTATATTTAGCTGTTACTGTATGACCATCATCTATCCACTTAATGGCGTCCATAAATAACACGCTCCAAGTTCGGTTTGAAGAAATTTGGTCCTTTTAGGATTTTACCATCTTCTCTAACGATGGGCTTTCCATCTTCACCTAGCTTACTCATATTAGAAGCCTGAACCTCTTGGAAGCAACGATCAAAAGGAATACCAAAACTAACTGCCGTACCCACAACAACATAGACTAGATCGCAAATGGCATCGGCTAGATCAATTAGGTTTCCACGGTCCATCGCATCGATCAATTCACTAAATTCTTCTCGATGAAGAGAATCACGTAGCTCCCAAATTTCTGATGTTTCTTGCGTACATGATCCAGGGTCAATATCTACTGGCTTATCACTAACTGACAGACCATATGTCGTATGGAATTCTCTTAGAGCTTCTTCAACTGTTTGTGTCACGAATGTCCTCCAATCTAGCGATATAGCGATCTAGATACCATCTGGCTTTCTTTAGATCCTCTAGCCTATTGGCTTTACGCTTCTTACCTGCTCGACAGATATACTTGACGCAATTACCTAGATGGAATCCAAGCTCCCAAGCCTCAATTACTTTGATTGCTTCGTAGACGGTATCGCCACCGTAATGCGACGGGTGATTAATAGTTTCCAAATGCCCTCAATTGATCGAGATTTTCGCCACTAGGCACTCCCGGTTCGGGTAGTTCACCATACACCTCTACTGTAGTTGCTAGCATACCGATTGCAGTTGCTACATACTTCATTAGTGCCTGCCTACCACCGGGTGTATCTAGTCCGAGAGTCCATGCCCGATATAGATACATTCCTAGCTGGTTCTCCCAATAGGAATTAGCAAACGGAACCTGCCTACCGCCAAATTCTCTAACCCTTTCTGCATCTTTCGTTAGATCAAATTTCTTGTAGACATACTGCGTTAGCTCATCATCTAGGACTCCCTCGACGTAATCAAGAAATTCTGGCAATTCCATTACGTCACCTGCAACACAACGAAGATAACGACGCCTACGATGATTGCAACGAGTAGATCCCTTTGCCAATAATTGCCCATTAGTGCATCCTTCTCAGGTTGCCGTTCTTGATTGCCTCTAGCCTTGCTGCCGCAATCTGCGGTTCTAGTTCTTTACGGATTGATTGCATAACTTGAAGTTGATGTTTAGCTAGAGCAAGATCGGCTTCCTCTTGGTCGATAATTTCTTTCTCCAATAGGAGGTTCGTAAGTACATCCAACTTCATTGCAATGTCGAGCATTCCGCCTACAGGTGTCCAACCACTAGGATCGAGATTGAGTACTCTCCACTTCTCTTCTTCCTTCTCAACATCTGCTCTTGCTTTTTCTAGCTCACTCGGCATCTGCTAACAACTCCTCATCTGTACGATATTCTGTTTTACCACAGAACTGGCAAACCTTGAATCTTTTGTCATCCTCATCTTTTACGAACAGGTGCAAGCACGTAGGATTCTTAGGTGGGGTGGACTGTTGCACCATTACTAACTTTCTGGACCCTAATCTGTCCTCTGTCCAATAGGGTTTCAAGCACGACATCTAGTTCTTTACGGCTAAGATGGTAATAGCGCGATAGCTCTGAACGTGTGCAACCTGGCCGGCGTCTAACATGTGCATAGATCCTTGATACTAGTCTCTGGTTAGCAGTACGACCAACGTTCTGGATTAGATCAACCGTATGGTGTCCCCACTTCTGTACGTACCATGCTGCTGCTTTTAGATCATCTGCGTCTGTGGTGATCTTTCCGTTCTTAGGCTCTTGTCGCGCTGCTGAGAGAAGCATACCCATTTTGAGGCTTGACCAGGCAAGCCGACCAAAGGTAGGTTGGGCGACCATACTTGCGGCACTTTCGGCTGCTTCCTTAGTGAGCCGCATTTCGGTTTTCTGGAAATATTCCCATGCTTCATCAGTGAGGATAACCTCCGTTTGTGTTGGAACCTTGAAAGATGTACCAGCATCGGGAATCTCAATTAATGTCTCTTGGTTGTACGTTGTGTGTAGATCGCTAAATCGAGTTTGCAGCTTTTTTCGTTTAGCATCTAGATTCGCCGTAAGTGGTCCTGTTGGGCGAATCGTTGCTAAGTTTGCATCACCACCTACGATGAGGAAACGCGGCAGGAATCCACTAAGAATGTACTCGTCGTTGAGCAATCCGTACATCTTATCTCTAATTCCTCCACCAAAGAAGATAAAGACAGGATCAGTGATAGTGATGGTTTCTTTGCGGAGACGTCTAGTAAGGAACGGTGGCACGTCATACAATTGAGTGAGAGTCTCAGGCATTCCGGCGAGATAATCTTTCCGATTGATCGAGTCAATAAATCCACTTACCTCATCCTTAAAGAATACGGATACTTGACCTGGACGTGCTGCTAGTGCAGTTAGGATTCCTTCGACCGAACCATCCGTAGCAATTACGATTTCCCTGTCAATATCTGCTACGAACTCCATTGCCATTTTCATGGCAGTAGTCTTGCGTGTTAGAGTTGAGTCGCCAAGAATCAATCCCCACAGGTTAGGAATGATCTTTCCGAAGTTGGTATTAAGATACAGTCCTGACGAGAGGATGGAAGAGAGCAACATCGTACAAGCTAGTTCGTGATACTCTACTACTGCGTCTGTTGCTTCTGCTGCCCAATCCTTATACTGGTCAATGACTGACGGCGGTGGATCACCCTTAACGAGAGTCGGCATCCTGAGCGGCTTAACGTCATCAAGCAGCAATATCAGATTCTTCTGCTTGATATCCGCTTTGGTGATTTCTCGCCACAGGTAACTAATCGGTCGCTTGTCCCGATCGTACTTGTTGCACTTGGCTTGTAGAGCAACCGCGAAAGTCTGCTCTTTGTTCATACCGCTTTCTAGGCACACGTTAATCAGATGCCACATAGCAGCAGACCAATCGCTAGCAGGCTCACTACCGAACAGATCAGAGAACGCTGTTTTACGTAGCTCCGGTAGATGTGCCTGGATAGTTGTCGGCACATCTGGAAGATCCATTATGTTCGGGAGTGGATCACCTTCTACTACTTGTTCTTCCGGTGTCGGCGGCGTGAATTGCTCAAAAACCGCCACAGGGAGTAACTGCTCGAACGACGAGAGAAGCTGTACCTCCGGTACTTGTGTAGCTCCATCGTCGTACTTGTAGTTGTAGGTGTATGGGACACGAAGTAGCTGCTCAATGTCCCATCCGGTCTTATCTGCTCCCTTGTCAGCATACGCATATGCAATGCGCTTACTGTAGGACTGTGCTAGCTCTGGATCAATTAACTGATCTAGCCTCCAAATGCCCTGAAAGTTCTTGAACGATGTCTTAAGCCTACACTGTGGGGGTGGTGTAACATCGCCAGGATCACACGTATCTAGGTCAGCCCATACCAACCTAGTCGGTAGTGCAAAGTCACGCTTCCGCTTAGGCTGTCTGAATAGATTGATCCCGAACCATACATTGTTGCCCTTTACCATCTTGTCCAGATACGGGCCAAGACCCTCTCTTTGCTCAGGCCAAACGAAGAACTTTTCCTGAAACTTATTCTTGTTCCCCGATGGGGCATGTGCAACGCACAAGTACCCCTCTCTTTCTTCAAAAAGATAGTCGAAGAATTGAAGTCTTAGCTCAGTTGCCGTTAGCGACATATACTTTCAGATCATCGAAAGTTGCGGGATCGTTAAGATTTAGCCAATTGCCGTCGCCATTCGGTAGAGTAAACCACACTACTGTAACTCCTGCGGATTGGAGAGCAATTGCACAATCAAGACAAGGTTTGGCGTTAACGATATTTCCGCTCTTACCGGAAATCGTAGCGACATATGCTGTCGCCCCAAACAGATTAATGTAACGCGCTCTTGCTAGTGCGTGAATTTCAGCATGAAGTGATCGCTTACTCCGTAATCTGTAGTGTGGAGTATGTGACCAGCCATTACTAAGAATTTGAGAAAGGCTACGATCAACAATAATGCAGCCAGTTTTGTGTGTACGAATAGTGCTTCTAGATGCTACTTTGATAGCTTCGGTAATATGATTCAAGTTGCCCCTTTAGGTGCCAAAGGGAAGGGCACCGCAGTACCCTTCCCTTCAAGCACAGTTGCTCTCTTTACTTAGAGCAGGCCACCAGCAGGCTGTGCAGCTTCGGAAATGGACTTGTAGCCCTTAACGACGTTCTCCATTTCCTTATCCTCTGGCTTCGTGTTGTACTTCGGCTTCTGACCAACCGTAACACGAACAGGCTCACCAACAAGGTTCTCTAGAGCCTCACCAAGATTGAACTTCTTGGTCTTGACTTCCGACTCTTCCAGACCCATTGCGACTAGCCAACGAACTAGTGCGCCTGTCATCTTTGCTGCCTTCTCCTTATCGTAATCCGCAGGCGGAATTACGAACTGATCGAAGAAGCGACGATTCTCGAATTCCGGCTCAATTACCTTAAACTGCAAGGCGAGCATCGGAGTACCTTCGGGCATCTTCTTAGGCGTACCATCGTCGTTAGTACCGCCCTTGGTTGCGCGCCACTCATAGCTGAATAGCTCACAGTCGTACGTACCAGACTCTAGCGGAGTAAAGCCACTAGTGTCTGCACCACTAAGATCCAGTGCGCCACCGAAACCTTCAAGATTTACGTCGGACAACTCTGCTCTCCTTATTTAGCGGAGTGGATGATATCCCACAACATAGGTAGTGTGGGATTGTCTACTAGACCGCCTAGTGAATCTGTACGGTCTTTCGCGCTCACGCGCTTGGTCTTTACTGTCTGTATCTGATTGACAAACTCTCCTTTGTCGGTGTCAGCCGTCATATAGCCAACAATGTCGATAAAGCCCGCAATCTCGTGACGTAGCTTACCTGTGAATTGTGGGAAGAAGATCATAGCGTTAGAGTTATCTCGCGCATCCCCGCTGTGGCAACAGAACACTACATTGCAGGGAAGGTCACGATATGCTCTAACGATCTCTCTTACTCGCTCTCCGTTGATAAGATACTCACGCTGAGAAGGTACGTACTCATTCTGATTCGGGTTTCGTGCGTTAGCCTCTTTTGCAATCTCCCGCATATCTAGCTTGGCTAGCTCCGAGAGCGTGTCAATCACTACAGTTTTGAAAGGTAGTGCTGGTTCTTTTGATTCCCAATCTACCGCCTTATACAAGGTGTTGTAAATCTCTCGCGCTTCGCCCATCGACCTAACCTGACGCACATCTAGGTCTTTGTTCTTGCGTAGTGTAACGATGCCGCCGTCTACGTCAAGATAGAGTACAGGCTTTAGAGCCTCATGCTCCAACGCTGTACCTGCAAAGCGTGTTTTACCAACACCCGGTTCTCCGTAGACTAGCAAGTTGATCCACCTGATTGATTTCTCCGGTGGTTCTACGTTCAACGTCCTACGGAGTTCTTCTACTGTGACTGTTGGGATTCGTCCTCACCCCCTTCTGTATCGAGTTGTGTATTACGAAGTACGGCAAGAAAAAGTCCCATAATAACTAGAACTGCATCAAGACGAGTACCACCTGCTTCTCTAGCTCCGAGATAAACTCGGTAGTACAGCGTACCGATGTCGATTTGATCTTGCTTCTCTTCGATATTACTAAGCGGGTCTACCATGTTTCCTTCTTTTATGTAGAGAACGCTTCTTGAATGCTCGTTCACTATCCGTACGCTGTCTCTCTGCTTCAATCTCGACAGGTCTGAACTGAAAGGGCCAACTAGAAGGTTCAGCAGTACTAGTCAGTTGCCTGCGTTTGTCCAAATCTTGTGGATCGTAGCCTTCACGCGCTCCGTGATATTTCATAGCCACTTCCATGCTGCAACGAGAATTACTAGCCCGAAAATGATTTGCCACCACATATTCTCAAACTCTTTAGCTGTTAGTGCAACAATCATTTCATCAACCTCAGAAAACGCCATAGCTTCCAAATCTTAGGCTCAGGCATTGGAATAGCCTCTGACCAACTTCCATCTGGGTTCTGCTGTTCATTCATCGTTCTACTCCTAGGTTCAAAAGCAGTTCATTCATCTTCTTCAAGCAGTGCATGAAACAGTACGGTACTCCTGACAGTTTGCAGTAAGTCGGACTACTGCACCCTCTAGACGCACAGCGGAATACTTTGTCATACCACCGCAAAGGACCGAATTGCTCAGGTGCAGGTAGCCAGTTGGGACCGTCTGCAATGATTGTGCCAAGTTGTTCCTCATCTACTACTCTGAATAGTTCACTCATCAGGGCTTCCCTCAGCCCATTCTCTAAGATCGTCCATTCTCTTATCGGTGTTCATGCGCTCTGCTTCAACAAGGTAAGATGGAGTATCTGCGCGCATTTCCTCAACAATGGCCTCTAGTGCCTTGTGCTGTAACCGAAAGCCCTCTTGGATGATTTCAAAAACCTCGGTATTCATGCGATTCTCAGCAAGCGCAATGGATCTTGCTTTACTAGCACTACGTTCAGACCTTCATCATTCATTCCTTCGCAACATACTCTGGCGTGAATGTCATTGCTAAAATCTGCTGTCCAAATTCCGTTCCTGCCCCGCGTAATTTGTACCTGAATATTCTCTTCCTCGGCATATCTGATTACATGGTGCATCTGTTCAGTTGTCATTGACGTAGACACCAGTTACGAGCAACTGTACCAGTAGTTCGACAACTTTCTCTACGGGAGAACCTTTCTCATACTGTCGAATGGCAAGTAGAGAACCCTCCTTATTACAAAGATCAATCTCGCCACCCTTACCGTTGCTGTACCGATTAATCTCAAGAATACGCATAACATCAACTTCGACAGTCTTGTTCCGCAATTCTTGTTCTGTTGTATCTGCCATGCTTATCTCCCTCTGTTCGTTTCGTAGCCGTCGGCCAACATGTAGACGAAGTCTGAACCATCATCGGCTGCTAGACAAGGCGCTCTAAACTGACAACGTGTACAAGTGTAGTTACCTGACGGTGTTGGATAAATCTTCAAGTTGGGATCAAGCATTTCCTGAGCAACCATCGTGTAGTGCATTCGACTAGCTGCTACCTGTGCCTGATTGTAAGTAACTGACTTGCGCTGGATGAAGTTGTTGTCACCCATTTGCACCAGCCAGTTGTAGTAGCTCTGCATCTTTGCATTACTGTCGAAAATCTCACGGATGCCCGCCTCGTCAATATAGGCAGCAAACATTTCCGCTGTGGTGCTTTCCTCCTGTCTATTCAACGATGGCATTAGACCATCCTTCAAGACTGTGGGGGGTTTGGGATAAACCTTCCGCAGTACGTTGTAGATCACACGATCAATCCTAGTGTAAGGAAGATCGTATACCTCAGCTTCGTACTGCGATGCCCAGAAGTACGTTAGCACCTGTTCATCCATTTCCAGCTTAGTGAAGTAATCGTCACCAATGACAGAGGCGGTCTTGTGATCCATAAGACCGAATCGTTCCGTATCTGGATTGTAGAGGATAGCGTCTCTAGTACCTCTAGCATGGACTTCTAGCTTCTTGCCATAGTTTGGACTATCTGTCCTATGGTCAATAGCCTCAAAGCCTAGCGGAACACTGAACTTAGATTCAGCAGCTACAACTACGAAATGATCGTTGCGTTCTGCGTAGTCCTTATAGAAGGTCATCATCCCGATGCCAAGGTCTAGATGCTGCTCAAATTCCTCATGTACGGGATCAGGATGAATGTCTCTTAAACCGCGAACACGCCACGTATTGCCATACACACCATCTGGGTACGGCTTACCATTTTCGTCTACAGGGATAGGATCGTTGTCGTAACTGCGCTCTAGCCATTCTTCTGTAACGATGCCACCGTTCCACTGATACTCATACCATGTGCGAAAAGCCTCCACAGGGTCAAGTGGAAGAATTGGGTGGTAGTAGCTCTCCAATGCGTAATGAATACCTGTACCGAACCATAGCGGCATACTGACACCATTGATGTCTACGCGCCGACGAAGGTTAGTTCGTGCAGGACTTGACCAATCCCAATATCTACGACACCGCTTGAAACTGGCGACGTCGGATGCGTGGATTGGGATAACATCCCATTTGGTCGGGATATCGGCTTTGGGCAGGGTTGGGGTACTCATGGCTACCCTGCCCTACGTGCGTTGTGCGTCAATTTGTGCCTCCTGCCCATAGTGTCGCTTTGGACGTTATGGGGAGTACGAGAGGGTGAACGGGCAGCCTAGCAGGTTTTCTACCTGCTGTCAAGCCCCTATGCTATTCTTCTGCATAGTGCTGGAATGGTGGCTCTGGGATTTTCCGGCCTTCCCTCGTATTTGGAAAAACGTCCAGGTCGGAAATTAGGTACGTGAGATTCATAGCCTGTAGAAGTCTGTCTGCTGTTTGCAGTGTCACAAACCTCTTTTCCTGTGTTCCACCATAACTGCTATACGGATTTAAGATTGCGCGAATCAGCCTACTCGATACCTTAGCTTTTTCGGCCAACATGGATTGACCACCTATGCCATGTTGCCTATCGTACAACTCACACCAATTCTTGACGTGCTTCCTAAGATCGCTGGTGAGTACAATTAAACTATCGCCGCTACGTACTTCTCCTGTGCGACCGTCGTAAAGTTCTTTCTGTTTCTTATTACGCCGATCACGAAGATTCTTTAGATGCTGAACGACAGTTTCAATCTCGCTATTTAACTCAGCAATCTCGCGCTCTAGATTACTACGCCAAGAGTCCACGGCGTCTCTTACAACCTGTGGTGTCTTTGCAGATCAAGCCAAGCGGAGTTTCGTAGAAGTTCTTTTGCACACCGACGAATACAAGATTACACAATGCACATTTTCCAACATCGTTAGGCTTCGTAGTGGGTTCCATCTGGCCTCACAATCACGATACGGGAACGATCATACTTGGATTTTGCATAACGTACTGTTGCCCATGTACCTGAGCGTTGAATCTCACTGTTCTGGGCAGGTGTAGCAATAAGGATAGTACAGGCATCTACGATGTCTTTGTTGCGAGCAAGATAAGGCCGCGTTGGATAAAGAATATCTTGGCTTGTTAGCTCAATCTTCATCCGAAAATCGTGCTTTGTCGGAGGATGAAGATGTCTTACGATTGTAGTCCAGCGTTCAACTAGATCGTGGAATTCTTCATCAGCACCAATACAACAGCCATGATGCACATTTATCGGCTCAAACTCTTTAAGCAACCACATAACAGTTTTTTGCTGCTCTTTTGTCATGCCTGCTTTTGTACCTGTGAATCCTAGATGCTCAGTCATTCCCTAACCTCATCGGTGTCAAAATACCATGATGGTACGCAATAGCTACAGCATGTGCCTTGTTCTTAGCTTCCAGCTTCTGTTTAACATGTGTCACATGGGTCTTGATTGTATTGACAGCTAGAAAGCACTCAGTTGCCATTTCATCATTGCTGTACCCATCTGCTACCATCATCAGAACTTGTAACTCGCGCTCAGTTAGCGGATCAATCATACTCTACTCTCTCTAAAGCAATTTAGGCATGGTGTTGCGAATTTTTCCGCATGACGCCTGGGAAGTTCTATACAATCAAATTCACACAAGTGTCGAGGATCGCATTTCATTAATATACCGCGCATTTGATTGAAACCTACGCCTTGGTGAAAAGTAGGGTGATGGGTTTTTAGAGACGATTCAGAAACATATACGTTTTCGCCCCTACTCATCCGAATACGTGTCCTACGAAATTGCCTTCAAGCAACATGAACGTGCCTACGTACTTAGTGCCATAGGGTGCCTGGATTGGATGTCCTGTACCGCTAATGAAAATCTGCCTATCTGTTAGCGGTAGGTCAAGATTCACAAGTGTCCACAGGCATACCTTACCATGCTGTACTGCAACGTGCAATAGTTGTGCCTTAGAGTGCATCCTGACTCTCTGCTCATCTTTAACTTCTAGCTGATACTTGTAGATAGCTCTCATTCTTCTAATCCTCCGGCTCATCGCCAAAGATTTCTTTGAACCATCCGGTCTTGCGCTCGTTAGTTGCAATCATGCGCTGATCTGTCGTTCGTCTTGCATTGATGTAGATTAGCTCTGCGGCCTCACTCTGCCCAGGACGATACACTCTGCCGATAGCCTGGTTATTCGCTCTAGGACTCCAACTACGATCGAGGAATACGCAGTACTGTCCAGGCGTCAAGTTGATAGACTCGCCACCAAGATCGAGAGTTGACATAAAGACCTGATGGTTAGGCTTAGGCCATTCATCATGCCACAGCTTGTATCTCTGCTCATCATTGTGCTTCGCTAGCATGTGAATGTACGGGACGTTCTTAGCAGCTAGTCTTGCCTCCAACAATTCCAGCGGATCTTTGAACTGACTAAAGACAACTACCTTGTGCTTCTTTTCATTATCCCATCGCAATTCGTTCAACAGATCCATGAACTCGTCCAACTTGCTTGACGGTTCGATCAGGCGGATAACCTGTACTCTACGATCCTTTAGGGCATCGTAGTAATCATCTACCTTGTCAGGCGTTGCCACACAAATCTGGCGTAGCCGATTAAGCAGACTGAGAACGTTAGGACTAGAGATTGGCTCACCCTTCTGATCTAGGGTGTATAGCTCCAATCGAATCTGATCGTACATTGCTCGCTGAATTGGGTTAAGATCAACCTCTCTTGCAGATACGATTGGTTCTTGAATGTCCTTGTGAACCTCTCGCATTTCTCTACGTGGGCCAAGACTACGAACTAGTGCTCGAAACTCATCACGATGTTCTCTATCGACACCGATGATTTCCTTGTAGTCTCCCATATCTACCTCATCGCAGAAGTAGCGACGGAAGCCACCATAAGTTGACCAACGTTGTGGATCAAGGAAATTCAGCAGTGACCAGATTTCATCTGGACTGTTGACAAAGCCCGTACCCGTCATAACATGCCTACCAGCAACAGCAGACAACTTCTTCATATGACGAGTCCACTGCCCATCCTTGTTCTTGATCTTGTGAGCCTCATCTACGATGATGTACGAATAGGTGAGACGATGTAGCCACTGCCGCACAGGACTCTTATTTGTGAAGCAATGATAGTGTGCAAGGATTACACACTTCTCTTCGATCTTCTGAACGAAGTCTACAAACTCGGAGATTTCCCACTTGTTGATAACAATGTCACCAACGCGCTCAGTTACTCCACCTACGTTAACGTCAAAGAATCGCCAACCCTTAAGCTCTAGGGTCTTTGGAATGGCATCGTAGTATGTACCCTTACCATTCCTTGACGTGATAATGAGAAGTCGGGGAGTAAATGAAGTCTTACCGAAAGCTTCAATTCTGCGCTCGGCTAGCCAGATGCCAGAAGTGGTCTTGTAGCATCCCATTTCTGACCAGTCTGCACTGTAGTCCACATCACTGGCAAGATGGTTTTCTAGATCCTCTTCCTGCCATTCTGTTGACTCGTAGCCTTCTGCAACTACTGGCCTGAACATCATTACAGTACACCTACAAATACCATAATTGCCAGAAGAACAAGAATGCTTGCGACACCCGAGATATAGCCTTGAATGAAGGCTACTCCAATATCGTCCATAACTTGCCTTTCAGTTGTATGTGCTAACAGAGTACGGCGGCTTTGCCTAGAGCAATGTCTAGAGCCACGTCGGGAGTTAGCCCCGTTGCCTTAAGTGCCGAATAGGAATTTGATGCTTTAATGCACTCAGGCTTTTTGTTACAGAATAGTACGTCTCGCCCGCCACCTTTGATTGGTTCTTCGCAACTGTGGCAGATTGGTCTAATGTCGTCAGCTACCTTCTTCTTTGCGCTTTCCAAAGAAAAGCCGGCCAACAGATATTCTTCAACTTCATCAGCGTGTTTCTCTAACCATTCCTCCTTTCTACACGGCCAACACTTGTCTGCCTGGGCGTTCCTTTTGAAAAAGGCACCACAGGTGCAAAGTTTAAGGTCGGGGTAGTGATGAACGGTACATTGCGGGCACCAGCCAGTCTCTTCTACAAGATTAGCGTGGTGCCCACAATTAGGACAGAAATCTAAATCAGACTCTTGATCCATTAGTTGCCGCTAGAACCCGATTACGTACAGCTTGTGTACTTTGTGTAACGTAACCTTCGATCCACCTATCCTGATCCTTCTCAAATGATTCATCTAGTTCTTTTGTGCGAGTTGGATTGTGAACTGTGCAATTTCTATGGATACCTGCATCTGAACTGCACAACCACTCACAATCAAACTTTTCGTCCGGGCCTATAGATAAGGTCATCTAGTACCAACCATTCGCATTGTGGAATGCTAGAGCGGCGCATGATCCACCGTAACGAGTATTCACGTAGTAGATCATCCACTTTAGCTGAGTCCACGGATTAGTCATGTAGTCTTTACCCCATGGCCTCATCTTAGAAGCCGGAAGTGCCTGACCAATACCGTATGCTCCGCTACCTTGATAGTTCCAAATTGTGGGACTATACGTTCCTACTGTTTCTCTGCGGCTAATTTCTCTGAGGCAAGGATCTGGAAACGCATGTGCTCCCCACGTCGGACGTGGTGGATACAAGAGTCGTAGAGTTTCTTTACGTTCTCTTGCGAGCCACAAACGTGCGTGACAATGCCATGTTCTAGTACTGCCCTTCCCGTTGTTGCAGACGTACTTAACATGTTTGAGATTTTCTGTCTGACTTGCTAGCTGTGCCTTTAAGCTGTCGTTTTTCGGCTTAGTGACTAAATGGGCCTGTGCTGTCGGAACCCAAAATGCCACGAAACTGATGATGACAATTGTTAGCGCATATCTAGCTCGTTTTGACAAAATGCTCCTAACCTAGCTGACAGAAAGTTAGGAGGCAAATGACACCTAACGGGCGGTGGACGTCATTTTGTTGTTAGTTGCCACTTGCCTCCTAATAACCAAAGGGCGGTATTTACTGAGAGCCGTACTAACTCCCTTCAATACCGCCCTTTGGTGAGCGCGATGAGACTTAGCCCATCGGTTAGCACCCTAGCAGATGCGCTCCTTGTTGTCAACCCTAATTGTGGCCTAGTGTGGAAATAGCCTTAACAGCCATTTCTACCCCACCCGTTCGTTCTGTCCATGAACTCGGCTGTGGGGCACTGTGGCTACACTAGGCCACATTGTAGAGCTACGTTAGGCAGGGAGTGTACCCCTACACTGTCTAGACACTGTATCAGCACTTCTAACGTAGCTCACGGCAGGGAGGTAAATCAAAGCCGAAGGGCATAACGGATACGTTAAGAATCTCCCTACGGACCCGGTTCATCGTGCGTATCCAACACTTCACCGATGGTTCTTCTTTGATTTACCTGATTCCCTGCCGTCAACTACGTATTAGAATGATAGCCTGCGAGTTGCCGAATCTCGCTACTCCATCTTAGGGGATGGTGTTATATTACCGTATTTTGCGAACTGCTTAACTAAGGCTACCATCTTCCGATGCGGCCACCGGATTATTGAGCTACGCAACCGTCGTACTCGGTATCCCGAATGACATACGTATATTACCTACCACAGAGATAGCGTATTGCGTAACTCATGGACGTGGCGGGAATCGAACCCGCGTCCGAACTAGCGGTATACACATTTCTTCTAGCAGCTTATCTTACGGGGGCAACTAGGTTAGCTTACCCTCCACCACTCAGTCTTTCCTGAGAGTCAACACCAATGACTGTTAGATGGTCATTGTTTACTACGATCTGCCTAATTATGTTCCGTGGTTAGACAGCAACCAGGACTTCATCCATAACCCAATCAGGGATGAAGTCGGGGCACTTGTTATCTGCGCCGTTTGTGTGGTTTGCTAATTTAGGTGTTAGCAACCGCTGCGAACTGTGTATCCTTACTAACCCGTCGAAACCAGTACACGCCCTTGTATTACTGAGCTACGTCACTTGTATCTAGTTTGTGGCGATACCATTCGGCTCGGATTAGGCCACCTTTTAAGGGAAAGGCGTCTAGACCTTGAATGACGTAGCTCAATAGCTTAGGAGAGAATCGAACTCTCAGGGGACAGATATTAGATAGTACGTTACCATGACCCACCCCTCTATCCGTACTTCACCACGTAACCAATTCGTGGGACTAAGCTACCTTAGAGTAGGCTACCCTTACTTTAGGACGGCGAGCCGACTAACTAAAGGTTTGGTACTTACGAGCGTCACGGTATTGAGCATTGTGTACTCACCGCTTCTTTGTTCCTACCTACTCTAGTTGTCAAGAGAGTGGTCATGTTTGTTGGTATGGGATTCATTTGCAGTGATAACCCACACCATCCGGCCCACTCTTTAAAACGCGGGTGGCTTTTTGCTGCAACTAACGAGAGAGCCACCACAACTCTCTACTGACTGAACAGTTCGTTAGTTGCTCTATGTGTAACGTTTCCCCGATGCCTCGGTTACGTATAGTTCCGCTACACTAGACTTGTTGGTCTACGTCTGGAAGCCCATCTTTGTGGTTGCCGTCTTACTGGCCTTGTCCGCGCAGGGTTTGCCTGCTGCTCATCTAGTTGTACGTATTCGCAATCAAGGCAGTAGTGAGCCTTTGCACTATTGTCGTAGTGCAGTTCACTGTCGATGCAATATGGACAATACCTCTTCATTGCTACCTCCTGCCTTGTGTTTCTAAAGGCCACTTTGAGATTGAACTCCACAGCTTAACTGAGTGGCCTATCTTACTTACGCAGACTTTCCGATAGCCTGGTTAACGAGGTAAATCTTGTCATCCTTCTTGACAACCTTAACCTCGGCAGCACCCTCCGGCGGCTCCTTACCCGACTTGGCGTTTTCGAAACCAGTCTTAACCGTCTGAGGCTTCTTCTCTGCGAAAGCACCCTCAGTCAGTGGAACCTCAACAAGCCGATAACCCGACTTAATGAAAGCATCGAGAACGAGCTTGTAATCGCCACGACCACGCGCTCCTGCAAGAATATCTGCAAGTGTAGCGTCGTCCTCAATCGGGGTGAACATGGTGCTAGACATTCCGTTCTCTCCTTGTGTTGTATTGCTTGTTTGATTACTTCTATTACGGGCCAATGCGCTCTCCTAACTTTTACCTTCTAGCTTACGCAGCCTTGCTTCTGTTGCTGCTATGTATTTCTTTAAGTCGATTCCTTCTAGCCTCCCCTCCATGACGTTTACTCTCTGGGAGAGCCTATCAAAAGGCGTCGGCATTGTCAAGCCCTGACCTAGACCAAGTGGACGATCCATGTCCTCCAACTCCGGTCTACGGTGGAGCACAATCTGAGTACGGATTCCCCTAGAGCCACGCCGCACTTGTTCCATACAACCTAGCTCATAAAGCGTATTACACACCCTTCCGTAATTAGCATTAGAAATACCAAGTGCGGAGAATAGCTCAACTAGCTTCCCTTCCCACACACCATCCTCTGAGGTTAGCAAAAGACCGTCATAGAGAGTTTGGCAATGACGGAGCAATGTCTCCTTAGTCAAAGCAGGCATAGACTATGCAGCCTCTTCCAGTGGTTTCAGATTTTGTTCTCTCGACATAAGATCAAGAGATCCCATGAAGCACCATCGACACACATGGTATTCCTCAATCTCTACTGTGATCCTACTTCGCTTAGTGTCATACGGATTTCCGCTTTTATCTGTCTCGGGAATGTTCTCACCATGCAATGGAACCGTACAACTGTGAGATAGATTCTGCGGAAGTGTAAACCAGTGTGTATTCGTACGGATTGTGTAATCCGGGCCTCCCTTCTTACGTTTTGAGCTAGCTGCCAGAATAGCAGCTTCTTGGTCGGCGTCAATTTCCTTGAACACTAACACCCCCAATTCCGTAGAGGTTTTTGACGAATTCGCGCGTAGTCTCTACAGTGATTCTACGTGCATCTTTGCTCTTACCCTTCGCAATTGCATTGATGATCCTGATTTGCAGACTTGCGAAAGCGCGCTCGTACTGAAATTCTGCTTCAACTCTGTTAATTCCCTCGGCGTAGTAAACATTCACCGATGGGTGAAGCTGGAACATCTGGCAATTGTTCTTACGACAGTAATACCGGAACATTGCTCTAAGCCACATTGCTCCCGCACGATTGGCTTCAATGAGAATCAAGACTGTTTTCATCCTGTGGGGGTTTTATGGACAACCACAATTCTAGACCAGTTCTGCTCAATGATACGTAATCCTGGCTAATTGACAGAATTAGATCACGCGGCACACCCTTCTCTACTAGACCATTGATAAGTCTTTCGCGCTGTACCTGATCCTGGCGCTCTTTTGCCTCTCTTGCTTCTCTTGCGACACGCTCTCTTTCTTCGCGCTCTAGTCTCTGCTGCTCATACTTCGCAAGTTTGGCGGCCTGTTCTGCTTCGCGCTCTTTTAGAATTCCATTGCGCTCGTTCTCGTAGTCTGTCCAGAAGTCAATGACGTCTCTAGCCTTGATTTCTACAAGGCGTAGAACATCGCCAGTTTCCTTATCGAGTTCCTCTAGCTGAACATAGGCGGTCTTGTTCTCCTTGAACATTTCCTTCTGTTTCCAAACCCTAATAACTCTGCCCTTTCGGGCATTCATTACGAAAGAGCCACGCGGCTTTGCATTTACGAATGCGTACTCTTCTCCTGCCCATAGGCTTTGTGCGTTCAAGTTAGCGGAACCTCCTCTCTTGTACCTAGTGCGTATCCTGTAATAACACTAGACATTATTGCAACCTGTAGAGCTTCTTGCGCCGTCCAACCAAACCTGAAAGCGTTTGCACTAATTTTGAGCATACGCCAATGTGCAAAATCTGCTAGATCAGCCGGTTCAAGACCCATGCGAACTTGCCAGTACTCTAGTGTATCGACATTCTCACGCTCTAGTTGTTCGTCTTGATTCACAACTTCTGTTAGAACCTCGAATAGTTTATTGTCCATTACTGTTCGATCTTTGCCTTGTAGCCGTTGGGCAACTGATCGTTGATAACATCTTCAATATGCGACCAATTAATTTCCGTGGCAAGTTCTGAAAACCGCTCAGGAGGTACAGCATCGTCAGAACGAACTACGATATGCCGAATTGAAAAAGCTTTGGTTACGATAGATGGCACTACTTATTCAACCTCCTTGCAAGATCCTTACGGTTGAAAGTTCCACAAGGCAAGCCGGGGCCGTTATCTGCCACGATATAAACATGGTCAGAGCGGTAGTCAATATACATTAGCCACTTGTCCATGACAACTGTGGGCTTTTCCTGCTTAACTGCCTTTGCTAGTTCATCTCTAGCTTCGTCGGTGAATACACCCTTAGCTGCTGTACTACGTGCCTGATAGTTCTCAATTGCACTATTGGGTGCAAGTGGCTTAAACAGATCGCGGGGTTCAATTGCTGGCATGGTAGTTCCGATTTCTGCGAAGTGCTCTGGCAATTGACTTAATCGGACGAGAATCGCCGCTTGACTTAATAGCTAGAGCCTCTTTACGGTTCTTACGGTTTCTAATTCCCTTACCCAAGTAGAGCCGCCTTTCTTTTCTCTCGCTTTGTCTTTCTGCGCTCTTTGCTATTTGGGCCGACAGGTACCATAACGGTACGCGGCCTACGTTCAACTACTAGATCAGTTGGAATAGGCTCATCGTCAATGTAGAAAGCTTCTGCCATTAGATCAACCTCTGTACCTGCGCTCCATGGTCCATAAGATTTGCGTAGCACATGTTTAGTTAGCATCGTATTTGTCTACAATCTCCTGTATGATATCGTAATCCTCTTTGAGTTTCTTGCGCTCAAAACTGAATGGAGGTAGTCTATTGATATCGCTAGTCAGAGCCTCCAACGCCGTTCTCAGATGTAGCAGCGTCAAGTTGCTCATCAAGATCAATTGGACCCCCAACTGTAGGCTTACGTACAATACTCTGCTGTTTTCGCACAAACTTGATACCATGTTCCTTAAACGTCGTTTCTACGAAAGCAGCCAGCTTATTGAGCATTTCTTGGGCATCTTCCATAGTGCCCGTAACTTGAATACCGCCACCAAATAGGGCAGCACAGTACCAAGTATCAGTTACCGGGCTATCTTCCAAATCGCGCTCCCTTCGATTGTCCCCTAAATCTTACCATAGACCTAGCTGGAAGTCAAGTGCAACTCTGCGTTATCGTCCATATGCCTCACTGCTAGTCCTAGTTCCCCTAATGTGGGTTGTCCACATTCTGGGCAGTAGCTTGGCTTTCGTGGATTAATCCAACAGAGTAGGAATCCGCAGCATGGCATCTGGAATAGCCGGAACGGGACTCTTTCAACTGTCATTGTGCTACCATAATTCCTAGCGCAAATCCACTAAGCCACACTATTGCGATATTAAACCAGAAGTGCCAGTAAAGGGGATTTCTGAACTTACTCTCCATATGCTGTCTCGTCTCCAAAATCGCGGTTCCTGTGAAAGTAAGGCACCACAGGGTCAGGATTACACTCTAGACACTCGATTCCTCTGTAACTTCCGTGGATGCAATAAAGCTCGGGGAACTCTTCCCATGCCATTGCTACTTCGTCAACTGCAATCCTACCTTCGTACTCAGGAGTTACGTTATCGTCTTTGTCTGAGTAAAGCATCAAAGATCCTCAATTCTTTTCATCAAGTCTGTCATCGCTTTGAGCACACCGCGATAATCTTCTAATGTCATCTCTCGGTGCCGTTCAAAGTATGTGAGCAAGACTCTTACATCGCCATAGCGAAAGCGTCTATCCGAGTACGTAGCAATAAAGCTAAAATGGTCACATACATAATCTTCCTGAATTACCATTAAAGCCTCCAAGGTCCGAAAACATTCTTGGGGTCGATTTGAGTGTAACGCTCCAAAGCGACGTACATTTGGTACATCTGGTTTCCTAGCTTTGCTTCGTTATTTGAGCGATAGTGGTCAATGCCTCCAAAATGGATTTCAACACTGAGCATCCTACCCCACATATTCTGCCACCAACCTTCATCAAGCGTAAGACCGAGGTTGGTTGCGTGACGCGCACAGCCCTCGCAATCATCAAAGAGGATCGTTTCCGTATCCTCCATTGTTCTCGGATGATATCTGTGACTAGCCATTAGTCGGCCAAAGTTTCAACATTGAGACTAAGCGGGCCAAGCGTGTTCATTGCCTGAACCACCTTATCGCGCTGACTATCACTAGAACAGTAGCGGCGGAGAGTAACGACCTTTGCATCCTCATCGAGAATGGTCGGCCCTTCACGAAAAGTTGCGGTAACGTTGTAGTGCATGTTAAACCTCCACTCTTGTGTAATTGTACTCTAGACAAGCAATCATGCCATCGAGGTACTGGTACATTTCTCTTGCCTCTAGCAGCAAGCCGTTCAATGGTGTCTCGCTGCTGTCCGTATTTATCTCCCACAATCTATAGCCAGTACCCCTACCCATGCCTTGGCCCTGAACGTAAAAATTGCGGCCGGAGATACGATTGAGGTAACTAACCTTGCGCTGTAGCACCCCCGTCGTTACTCTCATCTAAGCCTCCTTGGTTAGAAGTTCAAGGTTGTTCTCTGTAACGTAGTCGTATGAGTACAGTCCATGCTTAATTGGAACACGTACCCTACTAGGGTCACGCTTCCAAGTGTGGACCTGCCCGCTAACCTTCCAGCGTTTGTTATCGCTGGTTAGAAGAATATCACCGGGCTTTAGATTCTTGGCCTCTTCAAGCGTCAACATTCATTGCTCGCTTTCTTTGCTCGATTTTGAGAATCTCTCTTAGCTGCGCTCTTGAAAAACTGTCGCCTCGGGTACGCCAAAGTGCGCGGATCTGATTCTTGCGCCACTCCGGTAAGGTAGATTCCTTAATTTCCCTAAACATGATCTACAAAGATGTGCGTCCAGTACGCTCCTACGGTAATCATGGTGATACCCCGAAACGAGAACATTTGTCTAAAAAACATCTTCATACTCTAGCTCCGTATTAGGGATCAAAGGTGAATTCCAAATCAAGGTCAGTGTACCTTTGTAGTCTTGAATGGTATAAAGCTCGTTCTCTTGACCATCAATGTCTAGTTCACGATCAATGATCTTGTCTAGTTGTAGTCTAGCTTCTGCTCTAGTCACGCTTCACCAACTCCATTAGCTTGTCGGTAGCGAAGTATTCTGCATCTTCTGGGCCGATTGGCCTTGTCTCGATCAACTCCCATTCATGGAGCCATTCTACAACTTCTTTACGAGTCGTCAATAGATGCCAGTTCTCACTGTTGTAACTATGTGATGAACGCTCACCAAACCAGTACCAATCGAAACTTGAGATATACTCCGATTCGCGCTCGATGTGGAGAATTGCCCATCCCGTTCCCTTAGAAGTAACCGCCATAGGATCAACGGGAACATCAATTCTTACGATGATGTCGCCCCGCTGTACTTTCGGCTCCATATTGTCTGCGTAGATGTCTGGCCTAGTCATTAGGAAGGATTCCTCTTTCCTTTAGCATGGCGATGTACTGATCGTATACTTTCTGCCTACTTCCCTTAAATCCAAACTCACGCTTGACGTGGGCAAATGTGCTACCGCCCTTAAATCTTAGTCCCATTAGCTCTAGCTTCAATCTTCCCTTGATTGAGAGGAGGCGAACAGCTTCAATACCTTCTGGTGTGTCAATCATAATGCCCATTAGTCCTCCCACAATTCGCTGATGGGGTAAATGTCGGGATCAGGTGAACACGCATCTAGAAACTTTAGTGGATCAAACTTCGGATTATCTTCCTTGAATCTTTTAGCGAAGCTAAGTGCAAGATTGACTAGTGCTGCAACAGCATAGTATCTTGCTTTCCGCTCTTTCCGCATAGACTCAAATTCTGGCGTATAGAAATCCATCTCGATTTTGAGAGGCTCTCTGATTTCTTTAGCAATAGCGTTGTAGTGCGCTCTATGGAACAGTGGTTCTTTGCGTTTAGCCATTACTTCACCTTCCTTACTGGATGGTGCCCGCGCTTCAAGACTGAGCGTTCCATATCCCGCAAGCACTCATCGGTTGCGTGAACTCCGTACTCTGAGGGATACGTCTCTTTTCTGTCTGCTCTAACAGCTTCGATGAAAGCAATGACAGGATTGGTATATGCCATTTCTGCCCTATCTAGCGTCTTTGGAATCTCATCCTCTGAACTAGCATAGTAGTGGAAAACCCCCCACACATCTTCACCGTCGTTTTTCTCGTTGATACGGCTAACGACGTAACCGTTGTCTGCGCTCATCTTTCAAAGCTCCCTTCTTCGACTACTACCGTTGTTTTGCAATCCGGGCATCTGCCCCTAGCTGTTCTTTCGCGCAGCCTATGACGTAGCCAAAAGCGACCACAGGTGGGGCAGCTTAGTTTCCATTGGTAGGGCTTACTCATTACTATTCCTGGATCGTCGTCGCTCCAACATCTTTCGGGATCAGCGCCAATTCTACGGCAGACGTGCTTCCAGTAGAAGCCGTGGCCTTTGCCCGCACTGCCATACTCTTTATATGCTAGAGCATGTGCGATTTCGTGCAGAAT